TGGAGGATGTTCTGGTGGTACTCAAGAAATAAATTCCTGCTTTTAAATACTTCCAGTTTTCAAAAGCTTGCGATATATTCTTGAGCGTTCTTCGAGAAGAGGAACATGTTTAACGCCTAGTCGGGGCGTAGCGCAGTCCGGTAGCGCACTAGCATGGGGTGCTAGGGGTCGAGTGTTCGAATCACTCCGTCCCGACCATATTTATCAGTAACTTAGCCGAACTCTAGCCAGTTCGGCTTTTTTACGCGTAGGGACTTTTGCGGGGGATCATCCCGTTTTCCTCCTGAGTATGGTCAAGGCCGGTCCTCGCGAATCGGTGGCTGACACTTTGTTTGCCGCTTCGATCAGTTGCCCAAGCTCTGCGGTAGAATAGTGGCTCGTGATGCTGCCGTTTTTATGCCCAAGCAAGATGTTTCGGTCCTCGAGTGTCACGCCTGCTGCACGCAACCTTCTGCCAAAGGTGTGCTTCAGGTCGTGAATCCGAAATGACCGGAACCCCGGATGCGCTGGCGACTGGTTGGCTTTCTCCCACTTGTCCGCCGCGCGCTTTCTGGCCTTCCTCCAAGCCGAATCGTTCATCCGGTGCATGGCCGTGGCCCCAAACTGATCTGGCTGCCCATATGGGAAGACCAGCTCTTTGTGTAGGCCTCGCTGCTTGTCGATGATGTTCATGGCCACCTTATTCAAGATCACCAGGCGTTCATCGCCGTTCTTCACCCCTGCTTTTTCACTCCGCCCGCCGAATCCGGCAGGTATCAGAAACACGCTGGTGTTCAGTTCGGGCACGCGTATCTCCCAATCCCACCGCAACTTGCATACTTCCTGTTCCCGGCAACCGCTGTTCACTTTGTAGAGCGCCATCCTCAACAGGTGATCCGGTAGCTCGTGGAACAAGATCGCCTGCTCTTCCCACGACATCGGGTAGGGTTTCCGGGCGGACCTCTTTTCCTCCAGCATCGAGATCATCGGCACGCTCTCCAGCCACGGCCTTTTTTCCGCATCTCGCCACTTCCTGTGGCACAGGTTCAATATCCGGACGACTCGCTGCAGGGCGATGTTCACCGTCCTGTTCGAAACGCCCGGCTTCACTTTGCCGGTTGCTGTCTTGCTGGGCTTTTGCCGATCACGCTTGAAGGCGGAAAGCGTCCCGTCATCAATGTGCGTGATCGGCAAGTCGCCGATGTACGGATCGAGCTGCTCAATGTGGGAGGCGGACAGGGCGATTGACGCCTGATCCTTGAATTCCACCAGAAATTTCGTGGCAGCCTCCCGCCAGGTTCGCACCTGGCGCACGCCGTATACCTGTTCCTGTCTGAGCTTCTCCAAGCGGTGAATCAGGTACTGCTCCGCTTCTTCCCTCTCGCTTGATCCAGTGCTTTCTTGAAGTCGCTGACCTCTGACGACTTTGTCGATGTGCCAAATGCCGTTCCTCTCGTAGAGGCCTGACATGGTTTTTCGCGCCATTTATTAACTCCTTGGCGCCCACTGCGGGGCTGATTGTTGTCCTGATTGGCGGCTTTTTCAATCGACTTGCGCGCGACGTAAGCGTCGGCCCAAGCGTCCAGTTCGAAGCGATCGAATCCAACGCCTTGTTTTCCAATGGGGAATTCACGAATGTGCGGCCGAACCTCGGCGTCAAAGACGGCGCGGCACATACCAAGGTAAGCGGGCGCCTGTTTGGCCCGTATAAAGCGGGGGAGGAGTGCAAGATCTGCGGTCATATCTTCCTCACGTCATGGCCGACGCTGCAGGTGGGCTCGGCCGCCAATTTCGATTTCAGGTGACTTTGGCGAGTAGGGAAGGCTTCTCCCTCCCACTTCCCTGCCTTGCCGCGAATAGCACCATGGTGTCCATAGCAGTGGGGTTTTTTACTGGCAAAGAGCTTCTCGCAAGCCTCAAACAAGGCTGCCCCACCTTCAATTGATCTCAATTCCTGCCCAGCCATCGAGCCAACCTGAATCCATCCCGACTTGTCGCGGCCATAGTTTTCAGTTTTGAACAGCCGGTACCGGTTCCTGTGCCCAGTGTTGGGTGCTGAGCTCTCTGTGTTCAGGTAGAAATGGACGCCACCTTGATGGGCCTGCAGGATCGTTTTAGCCATTGTGCACCTCAGCGCCAGGCACGGAGCGAAGGGCCAGCCGCTTGATGCCGGAGGCTTTTGCTAGCTCCTGGAGATCCCGCACCGTGGTCTGGTCGCGTTTCATTGCCATACCCAGGTCTATAAGGCGTTGGCCAAACTCCGCGAATTCGCGTGCTGGGTTCTGTGCTTGAGTAGTCACTGTGTATCCTCTCGGGTTAAGGCTCGCCAACCACACAGTTTCTCCAGGGCGAGAAAAGTCCCGCCGCGTTGTTGGCTTTCGCAACATTTGGTGAAGGCTTTAGATTTGCCATGAGGCAAAGGAGAAGTTATGCGAATTTAGCAAAAGCTAAATTATTCGTCAATACAAATTGCTAAATGATATTTTGCTAATGTGTTGAGAGGGCGGTTTGCGCGAGATGTAGCTGCTCGTAGTGGCAATTTAATGGTGATAGATTTTGCGGCAGGCGAGAAGGGCTGGTTAGTCCTGGATCCACCGATTTTTAAATCTCACACATCGCCTGCAAGGAGAGGGAAATGCCAGTTGTCACTGTGCTAAATGATGAAACCAGCGTTAGTGTCGTTCTCAAAGCGTTGGAGGATCATGGGCTCGTCATCGTGAATCACCTTTCGAGACCAGGAGGCATAGAGTTTGCGCATCAGGTTGAGAAAGTCTTAGGGCCTCGAAATGATGAGGAGTTGCTAGCTCTGCACGAGCTGCCGTTAGTGGTCGATGGTGATCCTTGGTGGACTAATGTGCTTGTATTGCCGCCGGAGCATCAATTTCACCCGCAAGCGACTGTGGAATTAGCCTCTCGGGCCCTAAACGCTTCAATTGCATCGGGGTTAAAGAGCAGTTATCTCTATGTGGAGCGCTGAGCAGATGGGTTACTCCGAGTCGAAGCAACAGCCAATAGGTAAAGCAGCAGCGACCGCCACTGAAATTGAACGCGCTATCCAGGCCCTAAACAAAATGGCCGAACGTCTATGGGGAGATGGCCGAGAGGTCGAGGCAAAAGCCCTCCTCGATGCTTTGGATGCATTAAACCGGGCGCTCAATCGGATCAGGATTGGCGAAAGTCGCAGGGTTCTTCATTGAACACCGTCTTGGATTTGGAACGAGGGTTGATGGCATGGCGCACTCACTTCAATACCAGATAACCGAATCCGTTCGCGTCGTTGAGATCGAGGTTGGGAAACTGCTCGATCTGGCTGCAATGCTGAAAGACGATGGAAACGATGCCCTGGCGACGGTTGTCTTGAACCAGGCAAATAAGCTGCTTGAGGCTGCGATAGCGCTGAGAATTGCAATGGCTGACTGACTGCTTACGCTGGTTAGGTGAAGTTAAATCGGTGCGGCTGGGCCATAGGTCTGGCTGTATGGTTGCACAGCTATCGACATAATTACGTTGATAGCCAAAATCAACCGTCTACTTGGTGCCACTTGATACACTCATATCAGGCGGCGCCACAGAGGCCGCTCGAAGAATCTGGAGTTACCGTGGACAAGACATTGCGTTTCCTGAAGAAGGAAGACACCGAGGAAAGCCTTGGCGTTCTTCGTTCGCATTCGTCTAACGCCGAAAAAATCGCTTTTGTGATGACCATCAGCGAACAAAAATCAAAAGTGATCGCCAAGCGCGGCAGGGATGCGCTTGTTGCTGCATTTAAGGAAGACCGGATCTAAGGATGGGATTCTTTGCTCGAAATTTCCCCCCACTTCTATGCATTCTTTGATCTTGGCGATGCCGAAGAAAAAAAGCTTTGCGATGGTTTAATAGCTCTTTTCTCGACTTATATCGCAAAACGACACCACTCTTATACCGGGAAAGACGTTCCCTACCATGAGCCGCCTGGCACCGTCGTCACTGACGTGAACCTTCGTCATGTTCACTTGAAGCCTCTTGAGCCATCAAAGGCGGATCTCGATAAATGGAACAGAAGACACACGTCTAATCGATGTCTTGTCTATGCGCGCTCATCCTGCCAGCGTTATTTTCTCATCGGCTATATACATGAGAATGCGCACGCCCAAGCCTACGACTTCGATTTTCTGAAGGCTCTCGCCGAAGTCGGAAAGAACTGGCTTTATCAGGAAAATATTTTTCCTGATCCCGAATTCCCTTTTTAGCAATGCAAGACCTGATATATCCCGCCACCACACGGCTTTTTCGTACACGCCCCCTTCTCGGTCCGACCATAGTGGCTGCGCGCCATGGTAAAGTTTGAAATCAATTTTGGAGGGAACCGATGAACAAAATGCGCGCCGCAACTTTAATTCTTTCTATATCGCTACTCACTGCTTGCGCCAATCAAAAACCAGTCGAGCGCCCACCCTTTCCTGTTGAGGAATATGCTCAACTTCAAAAGATTGGCACTGGAAAGGTTGCCGGCCAGGTTTTCATGAAGACTGTTGGAGGGGATGTCAGGTTTGGAGCTGGCAGCGACGTTTACCTTTTCCCAGGGACAAGCTATTCAGATTTCTGGTATCAGACGAACTACGTTTCCCAAAAGCCAATTGCTCCGCCGGATTCTCGCCAAATGCAGTACACCAAAATCGTGCAAGCGGATGGTAGCGGAAACTTTGAGTTTTCCGACATCCCTCCGGGGCGCTACTACATCAGTTCAATGGTGACTTGGCAGGCACCCACCCAATGGGGCCTCGCAGCGCAGGGCGGCTGGGTGGCTAAATCAGCAACGGTATCCAATGGAGCAACCGCCAGAGTCATGCTGACTCGGTAGCCCTCGGCCTCCCTGAAGAAGCCCGCCACTGAGCGGGCTTTTTGTTGGTGCGCGCCTGGCTCAAATTTCAGCGCTGATCTGTGTTGAAAGGGGGAGGGCGGCCACGATCTCGTCCATCGTCGCCTTGTCTCGCTCAAAGTAGGCTGCGCCGGCGTGTGTCATCGCTAGCTGATGCTCCCCAATCTCGACGACGTCCACCAAAGCAAAGAGCGAGATCAGGTCTTGCCCTTCGGCTCTACCAATCTCTGTCTCTGGCGACTCGTTCTCCTCATCCAACACGGCAGTAAACTCTTTGGCTTCTTCTTGCGTGCTGAATAGCTCCAGTATTTCCGTCGACCAAGTTTTATTGCGATCCTGATGCATCACGGTCTCTGGGGACCCTGAGCTAACGAGATAATAGGCATGCCTGTTTGCAAGAGCTTGAGCGTCTGGATGGTTGGGCCCGCGCCGAATTATCCAGGCACCGTTAGGGCCCTTCGAGCTGATGTGCGGGATGAGTACGTACTGCTTAATGGTTAGGTCATTATCGAAAGCGCTGTATGGCAAGACAGGGCGCCCCAAGTGCAACGCTGTTGCACCGCAGCTTAACTTTGCGCGATAGCTGTCCGACGATTCCCATATCCCAAAGCGCTCGTGTTTTTTCATCAGCCGAATTATGGCAGGTATCAGCACCTGGGATTTCTTCGCCATCATGGGGGCAATCCGGAGGAGCTTTCTATCCCGTTCGATGACTTTTTCTGTCGGTGCTTGCTCGAGGTCCGCCGGGGTGAACTCTACGAACTCCCACTCAAGGAGGCCGTCTCTCTGCTGCGCCGCTAACTCTTGGATGCGTTCGGGCTCCATGTATAGCTGTTCCGCTCGCAAGGGGATTGAGTCGGTCTCTCGTTCTGCTCGGCCTGTACCAGGATCTGGCTTTATCGAATCGATTGCCGCTCTCCAATCGCAGTCAGGTCCAGCCCAGATCTGAACTGCGTTCGGGAACACGACACCCGACGTACTGCTTTCCGGTGTCCCAAAGTAGTATCGAACGTACTGAGGGGTACCAAAGAACGTCTTGGTCATGGTCGGAGGAGAAGGGTGCTGGCCTTCAACGAGCCTGTACTCGAGGACAAGGTCCAAGTCTCCGCAGGTCATCGCTCCGCGGGCATACGAGCCCACAACCCATAGCGAAGTGATTTGAACCTGGGACGTTGCTGCTTTTTTGAAGAAGTCTTTGTGAGCGATGGTGCGGGTGGATGCCTCGTCCAGCCTATGGCAGATCCGCTCCAGCTTCTTGGTGAACGACTCGCGGGGATAGCGCTTTTCGAGTGCGGCCATGCTGTTGTCTCATCAAGGGATGCCCGAATGGAAGGCTTGGAGATCGAACGTACCATTCCGCACGCCTGCACCACCATTAGCACTCAGTATTGTCGACACCCCACGAGCTAAGCTAAGCCCGTTCACCACTCCTTTCTAAGGGAAGCGTTTGCCATGATACATATTCGAGCATGTATTTTTTTTGTGCCTATACTCGTTTTTATTGATGGCAGATTGACTTGATGGGACACGTCAACTCAAGCTTTTGGATTTTCTTTTTCTGACTCGTCTTTGGGTAAGGGGAGAGCTATGGATGCGTCCATTATCATTAAAAAACTTCAATTCATCGGCAAAGTATTTTGCTCAGACAGTCCGTTTTGTCTAGCAAGTAGCACCGTCCCCGACCCGACTTCCTGATTCAATGATCTATTTATTTTGCTTCATTCATAAGTAGATTAGGTTCTAATCCTCACGCGGTGTTGATGAATGAGAGCCGATAGACACTGGTAGTGGCTGTGTTTCAGTGTGTTTTACTTAATAACTAAAAACTATTTTATTGATAGGGGTGCGCTATGGGGCTTATAAAAACTAGGCTGGTTATTGCTCTTGTTACAATGATGGCATTAAACGGCTGTGCAACATCTGTGTGGGAAGCAAAGTGGGGGCATGACAAGCCTCACATCAGTTATGTCTCACTGGATTCGGCGGCTACGCAGATAGATAAATTGTATGTTTGGAATCCTAATAATAACGCAGCGTATATATTTCAGTCTGGCGGAACAACTACTGGAGCTTGCCTTGCCTCGGCTGATGTTGCTAAGTCACGAAACTATGAGAGCGAGGTAAAGGTTGACCTTGGGAAAATTTTGGATAAGGTTGACAGCGCAAAGTTAGAAGATAAACTTAAAATTATTGAAACAGTCACAAAGCTAAGTGATAAGGGTGGACCCGCATCGTTCTTGAATGTGGCGATGTTTCACATTTGTATGATGGCTGGGGCAGGTAAAATAACTCAAGCAGAAGCTAGCACATTGATGTCTAAGGCAATTATTGAATCTGCCAAGCTCTCCGGAGTGGCACAGTAACCGTTTGTTTATTTAAAAAGGGTTGGACGTAAGACGTCCAGCCCTTTTTTGTCGGTTTTCAGCGCTCTAAACTACCAAGCCATCTGACGCAAGGCCGACTTGTTAGACCCTCTAATCATCAGAGCTTGAATTTTTCGAGCATTTCCTACGCTACAAAGCAGCTAGAAGCCATGCGTGAAGCAGCATTGGCTCATTGGGTGGATCACGATAGATCCAAGCCGGCCCCCTATGGCATCCAAAAGACAGTAGCAGCATTTCTGGCTACTCGTACTGGAGATAACGCTCGGTAACTCGCCGAGTTGGCCGCGGCCATCAAGCCTGACAATCTTCCAAAAACCTAACAAGCAACCTGACATAGTGTCATGCCAGTATGTCAGGTCTGTCTGACAAGAGCCCTTGAGCCTCAATCTGTTTCAGTCCTAACTAATGGCAGGAAATAGATATGATCAACTCGGCAAATCAATCCGTTGAATCTGTTTCCGCATGTGTGCTTTTTTGTAAGCGACTTCGAGCATCGACAATCTGTTGGCTATTTCGAAGGTCCGAAAATCGGAGTAGAGGTCTCATCTCAACGCCGAAATTTTTTGTATTTGCTTGTCTTTCCCATTACTAATCAGTCCGGCGGTAGAGCCTTATTTCGATGGTGTTCAAGGCTTTCTCAACCCTTTGTTTCAGGGGACTCTTCAGCAAGCTCTTGCAGCCTTTTCCTGCGTCTCAATTCAAGCTCTTCGGGTGACATCCTTGCTTGGGCCTTGGATATCCGCTCCTCTGAGAGGATTTTTGGAGGAGAGATTCCAAGAGTTTCATCCATGGCAGCACCGATAAATTGTTCTAGAACCATACTGCTGAACTCTTCAACGCTCATCCCTACCTTTAAAGCCTCTTCAGAGATTTGTGTGTGAAGCTCAATTGGGATCGACATGTTTATTAACTCGGCTCCCGCGGATAGCTCTCCAGGGCAGCCCAGTGCTTCCTCAAGACGAAGAAGAACTTTTAATCGAGGCTTTGACTTTCCTGACTCGTACTTCGAGATCATGGACCAAGCGATCCCAGTCATGGCTGCCAACTCACGTTGAGTCAGCCCCTTCTGTGCTCGGAGATACGCGAGCTTGTCAGCAAATGTTTCGTTCATAGCAGCCTTGGAGTCGTGTACGGGGACTATTTGTCCCCGTACAAAGAGTACGAGCGAGGGAAGCTTCATGCAACAAAGGAAACATTGTTGTTGACAAAGGACACAAACGAAACAAAACTACACAAACGAAACAAATTACACAAACGACACAGTGCGGCGGTGATAATCATGATCTCAGCGGAAAAAAAGAAGGTGGTGGGGGTTCGTCTAGTCGATTTGATGCGTGAAACGCTTAGCAGCAAAGCCGAGCAGAACGGTCGAAGCCTGAGCGGGGAAATTGTCTACCGATTGAGGAAATCGCTGGAGCAGGAGATGGAGCATGAAAAACAGCAGGCATGAAAAAGCCCCAAGCGCGGCAACGCTTGAGGCCTTTGAAACAGTGAACATTTCTGAGGACATTCACATGGTCAAGCATACCGAAGTAAACGAAAAACTCAATGCCGGCGCTATCGGGACGCCGGTCACCGTTGATTGCTCATTCACCCCTTGCAACATTGAGCGGCAAGATTTGTTTGCTGTTTGCCCTAGCGTTCCGGCAGTGGATGCTCTTGGGGAGGCTTCCTGCATCCTCAGCGAGCTTAAAGGGCAGCTCGAGTTCATGGCGATGGGGAACGCTGATATTCCGTGTATTAACGCTTGGTCGTTTTTGCGGGCAGTAGACTCCGCGAAGGCTGTAATCGACTCTGTCCAAGTGGGTCTGGAGAGAGCTCAATGAATATCTCCTCTAGTCAAGACGGACAAATTGGTGTCGCGACACGTTTTCAGATTCAACAGAACGTGTCGCGCACTATGTCGTCCATTGAGATCTCCGAACTGGTCGGGTCGCGACATGACAAGGTCAAGCAGTCCATTGAGCGATTGTCTGAGCGCGGCACTATTCAACTCCCCCCGCTGGGGGAAGTTAAAAACCACCTCGGCCAGAGTGTCGCCGTGTACCAGGTTTGCAAGCGCGATAGCTTCGTCGTGGTCGCCCAGCTCAGCCCTGAGTTTACGGCTCGCTTGGTTGATCGCTGGCAGGCGTTGGAAGAGCAGATTGCTAAGCCAGCTTTCGACTACGCAACTGCATTGAGCGACCCTCGCACACTCCTGGCGCTGCTCACCGAAAACGTGACGAAAGTAGTCGCGTTGGAGGCGGACAACATCGAGCTCTCGAAGGAGAACCACGAGCTAGAAGTGAAGGTAGAGCAGGATGCTCCGAAGGTCGCTTTCCATGACATGGTCGCGGTGTCGCACAAGACATACAACGCGGCCCAAGCCGCGAAGATCATAGGCACTGGCCGGACCAGGCTGTTGCAGTTCATGCGCCAGAAAGGCTGGGTTACGAGGATCAATGAGCCTTACCAGGCAAAGATCGAGGCAGGTCTGCTTGATGTGAAGCTGGGTACCTTTGAGCATCCAATCGACGGCACGATCCCGACGTGCTCGACGTTGATCACCGGCAAGGGACTGACCAAGCTGCAGGCTATGTGGCAGGACAGGGAAGAGGATTTGTTGAAGTAGTAGTGAAGAGAGCCCGGCCGTGCGCCGGGCTTTTGCTATCTGGGGTTCATGGCTTTTCGGAGTTGGCTTTTTCGAGCAGTCCCGCGATGCCTTCCAGCAGTACTAGGTCCGACTCCTTCAGCTTCCCCTTGGCCGCGGCTCTGGCCAGCTTCTCGATGATGGCGATTGCCCTGGGCGTGGCGGTTCCTAACATCGCTTGGTAGGCAGGAGACTGCTCGCGATGGACCTCATGCCTCGAGAATTCGCCTTCGATGACGTTTGAACCGTAGCCACCCGGGTTAACCAGCACGCCAGGTGCCAAGCCGATCTTCTGCTCAAGGTTGAGCGCAGCTTTCTCGCCTAGGCCTCGATGCCCATTGAGGATCTGGGACAAATACGAAGCGTCCAGATCGTGCTGGTCGGCGAAATCTTTCTGGCTGAGTTGGCCGATGACACGCCGCAGCGCTTCGACCCGAAGAGTTTTCATATCCATAGGCGAATAGTGATCTCACGTTAGCAAACAGTAAATTATAAATTGCTATTGCTATGTAAATTAGCATTATGTAATCTGAGCTTCTTTCGGAGATCACCATGACGCTACTCGACCTCATCCGCTCCTTGGAGCCGGCCCAACTGGATGCTCTAGCAGAGCGAAGCGGTACCAGCGTCGGCAACCTCAAACAGATTGCCTACGGGTATCGCCTGGCTGGTCCTGGGCTCGCCATCAATCTTGATCGGGAGTCGGGTAGGGCGGTGACGTGTGAAGAACTGCGTCCTGATATCGACTGGGCTTATCTGCGTAATTCATCCACCAGCTCCGAGCAATCTGCCGCCTGATCCGATGAGCAAAGTTTCGCTCATCGACAGGATGTGCTGCCACGACAACCGCCAAGAGGTTTCCCGAATGGAACAAGTACATCGCGCAATTCATGAGGCAGTGCTTGATGCGGGGCCAAAGCAACTGGCTCACCTGATGGGCATGAGCCACACCGCGCTGCTTAACCGCAGCAACCCGAATGACGACTCGCATCGGCTGAACCTGGAGCAGTTCCTACAGATTCTGGTGCACAGCAAGAACCCTGAACCATTGCAGCTGTTGGCGAGCGCCTTGGGGTACGAGTTGGTGCCTCAAGTGAAGCCTGAAGGAATCAGCCTGATTCAAGCGCTCGTACACCTGGCTGCCGAGTCCGGGGATGTGTCCCGCGCTGTTCATGACGCCATAGCGGATGGACATGTTTCGCAGATTGAGAAGGCGGGCATCCAGAAAGAAATCGGCCATGTGCGGCAGAGCTTGCTGGTGCTGGAGGAGTCGGTAAGGGCGGCGTGAACACGCTAGCCAGGACGGGGGGTTGCATTATTTCAAACGGGTGGATGTTGAAAATCGCCCGGCTCAGAAAGCAACAAGCCCGGCGGGAACCGGGCTCATTTAAACGTCCTGTGCAACCAGGACAACACATCTCGTAGAGGTATTAATCATGGCACACGCAATCAGTAGTGAACAAGCTCGTCGGCTGATGTTGATCAACTATCCGCTGATTTGTACGCGCGACGACCTGAGTTTTACAGCGCGTGACACTCAGGGTTGCATGGTCGATTGGCCGCGGAACAACCCCGGCGTCGCTGCCGACTGGGAAAAGGGCATGACTTTCTTCGATCAAGAAGTCAGCGCATTGGCGGCGTTTGACGAAACTGAAGCGTTCCATGCCATTCAGTTCGCAATCATGGGCATGGGCGGTCGCTACACGAACCTTGAAATTGGTTTTGTTCAGCGCGTTGCTGCAGCTGCAGTGATGGGGCTGCGCGCCATGCGAGATGGTGAACCTGATTTTGTTCCTGTCGATCAGGAGGACAACTAATGAGTGTTCAGCGAGAGCACCATCCCGAGCCCTCTACGGCCTGCAAGATTGCCGGCCCTTGGCCTACCTATGCCAGCTTCCGAAATCTCCCTGAGCGTGAGCGCTGGGTGCTTTACGGTAGCGCCAAGGCATATCGGCAGGCTCTTGAAGATCAGGGATTCGTTATGGCTGAGTCTTACGACGCTTTCATTAAGCGTGTCACTGATGAGATGGAGCTCTGACCTATGAGCATGGAACTGATGGTCAAGGCCATGAAAACCAAGGTCGGTAATCCTCTGCGCAAACTGGTGCTGATCAAGTTGGCAGACAACGCCAGTGACCAGGGCGAGTGCTGGCCTTCTTACCAGCACATTGCCGACCAATGCGAAATTGATCGGAGCACTGTTCGCAAGCATATCAAGCAGTTAGCGGAGCAGGGGTTGCTGCGAATAGAGAACCGCGAAGGGCCAAAAGGCAACTCCTCAAACCTGTATTACCTAACGCTTGGAGGTGTAGGCCAAAACAGCACACCTGTAGGCCCAGAAAGCACAGGTGTAGGCCCACAGCCTACAGAGGGTGTAGGCCCAGAAAGCACCAGAACCAGTCACTCTTCTGAACCAGTCAATGAACCTAAACCTTTGTGCATACCAGACCCGATGGAAGGCTTCGAAGTGTTCTGGAAACTGTACCCGAAGAAGAAGGGGCGCAAGGACGCTGCCAAAGCTTGGGCGAAGCTGAAGCCGGACAACGAGTTGCATCAGACCCTGATCACCGCCTTGGGTAGCCACTGCGTTTCTGACGATTGGACCAAGGACAGTGGGCGTTACATCCCGAACGCCTCGACCTGGCTGAACGGTGAGCGATGGAACGATGTGCTCAAGCCGGCCGGTGCCAGCTCAAGCTCTGCCTTTCACGGTCTGCCGAACCATACGCAAGAGATGTATCCGGAGGTGAAGAGTGGCGCGAATTTCTAATTTTTGCAGACAGCCTCGTGTCCGCTTCTTTGATCTCGAATGTCCTAAGCACGGTTCGGTGAATAGCTCGGATGTCGAGCAGTTCGATGGATCGATACTTCCGCGTGGTTGCAAGCATTGCCACTGGGAGGCACTGAACACCGCGCCTGTGGAGAGCGACGAGCACCGCCAGGCGCGCGGTCGGAAGAAGGCCGAAGAGCTGAACAGGCTGCTCGTCGGCTCCGGGATTACTCCGCGATTCAGCAACCGCACCTTCGGCAGCTACAGAACTGCTGGCGGTCCAGACGGTATGGCAAAGGCTTTGAAAATCTGTACAGATTACGTTGCTCAATTCAGAGAAAACTATGACGCCGGCCGTTCGTTGATCCTCTCCGGAAATGTCGGCAACGGGAAAACGCATCTGGCTTGCGCAATGGTTCAGGCAGTAATTCGTGAACATTGTGCTCAGGCGGTGATCGTGTCCGCTGCTGAAATCATTCGAGTCTTCAAAGGGGCAATGGATCGAAGCGCTGATTACACCGACAGAGACGTGCTGAACGAACTCGCTGGCGTCGACCTTCTGGTGATTGACGAAGTTGGAGTCCAGGCAGGCAGTGCTTACGAACTGGGTGTTCTTCATGAAGTGATCGACCGACGTTATCAGTTCGTCCTGCCTACTGTCTTGGTCTCCAATTTGGTGGCAGCAGACTTGGGGCGCTATATCGGTGATCGGGCATTGGACCGGCTCCGGGAGAGTGGCGGGCAGGCGGTGGGATTCAGTTGGGGCTCTGCTCGAGGTGCCGTATGAGCGACTACCGCGAGCTTTACAGTGATGAGGCCGAGCAGGCGTTACTGGGGGCGTTGCTGCTGGATGCCGAGCTCATCGACCCAATTACCGGGGGCGTTACGGCGGCGGACTTTCACGATCCAGAGAATGCCGCTCTGTTTCAGATGATGATCGACTGCCATGGGACTGGTGCGCCGATCGATCCGGTGACGCTGAACGATTTCCGGCCATTCCTCCCCAGTGGAAATCGGACCATGGTTTACGCTGGGGAGTTGGCCATGAATACACCGAGTACCGCGAACTGGAAAGCTTACGCCAGAGTAGTGAAGGAGCGGGCCGTCTTGCGACGCCTCGTTGAGGCGGCTGATTCGGTGCGAGAGTCGGCAACCGATAATCGGCCAGTAGCAGAGATCATCGCCAGTGCTCAGCAGGCGATGGCCGACCTTCGAGACCTCGATACTAGCGAGCCGGATTACAAGCGCATGGATGAGGTGGTCGCAAAGAACATCGATATTCTGGACGAAAAATTCAACGGCAGGGTGCAGAGCGGACTGTCGACTGGGCTGATCGATTTGGACAAGCTGATCCGTGGTGTGCGCAAGAAGACAGTAACGATCGTGGCGGGCCTGCCCGGGAGCGGGAAGACAACACTTGGCTTGCAGATCGCCCAGCACGTTACCTGTTCCGGTTCCGGTGTTGGCATGGTGTTCTCGCTGGAAATGCCGGAGGAGGAGCTGGGGAACCGGGTTCTAGCCTCCCTGGGCGGTGTCGATCTCAAGCGTCTCGACGACGGCAGCATGCGGGACGAAGATTGGCCAAGGCTTACATCCGCCGTTTGCAAGATCAACGACGCGCCGCTGTTCGTCAGTGACAAGTCAGGACTGACCGTTGCGCGAATCCGCAGCATCGCTCGCCAAGTCCAGCGACATCATGGCCTAGATATTGTGGTGATCGACTACATCGGGCTGATTGGTTCGGACGCCAAGGCGTTCAATCGGACCGCGGAGCTCGGCAAGATCTCGACCGGGATCGTCAACATTGCCAAAGAGTTCAATGTACCGGTGATCCTGCTGGCCCAACTCAACCGCGACTCCACCAAGCGCCCCGGGAAAAAGCCCATCGCTTCGGACCTGCGCGACTCTGGTCAGATTGAGGCGGACGCACACTGCATCCTGCTTGTTCACCGCGACATGGATAGCGAAGAGGGCCAGAACGGCGTTACCGAAATCATCATGCCCAAGTGCAGACACGCGCCGGTCGGTTCCTGTCTGGTCCAGCAGCAGGGCCAGTTCGCCAGGTTCGTTAACTTTGCGGGAAATAGAGAAGTCAGCCAGGAGGAGGTCGAGATTAGCCGCTCCTTCGCCGGCAAGTACAAAGGTGGCGCCAAATGAGTAACCAAGTAACTGCGATGCTTCCGCGTAAAAGCATGAGTGATCTGGAGCGGCAATTTTTGAAGATTGCAGGCGAAGAGTTGGCCAAGGTCAAGGTTGGCGGCCCCAACGCACTGGCGTGCTTGCTCGACATTGTCGCCTCCTGGCACGGCATGCGAGCTGAAATCGGATTTCATGATTACGGTCAGCGATGGTTGATCGAAGGTAACGCCAAGAACAAACCCGCTGACCGGTTGTTGCGTGACCTGTTCGGCCTGAGTGATCCAGACCCGAGGAAGGCCGCATGAAAAAGCGAACATATATCGGTAAATCCTTGGGAGATACCGAGTGGATGCTGGAACAATGGGGCTTTTGGCGGATGGACGGCATGGGGGTACCTCGGTACGTATCTCCGCTCTACGCTTTGATGCGCGACAACACACAGTGCCATGGAGGAGTGAAGGCGTATTCAGTGACCGACGATCTGGCCTTAGTGTTGGATGGGGCAGTTGCTCGACTAACGAAGCGCGATCAGCAGATGGGAAATTTCATCTGGCTTTACTTCGGCGCTAAATGGCCGGCATTGCGGATCGCAAGGGAAAACGGCATAGGTGAGGCGAAGGCACGGGAGGTCATTAAGGCCGGCGTCGCTTGGATTGACTCTGCTCTGGAGACGATTCGGGAGGCTGCATAGGCTAGGGCGCCAATGGAGGGGATCTGATGTTCAAGATCTCTTCCATATTGATTTGCGCCGCCATTAACGTTGTTAATGCTGTACAGCTGGTCGCTCGATTTTTAGAGGATAGGTGGAAGGACTTTGAAATAGGCGATCAAAAAATCATCTGCGCCCATTTGCATACGGTGCCAGCTCCGTTTCGTGGTTATTCGACACTGGATATCTAGCGACTGGCCAACGTGGCGGTCCAGAATCGTCACCACAAGCTTAGGAGTATCACAGGCGCCGTCGAGCCCTTTGGTCGATGCCCACCGTATCGAATAACTTTCTGACTCGTACGCTGGATCCACCTCTAGCTCCAGAGTCAAGGTATCCCCAGGACGGAGATGGTGGCTTGGATTGCTTATGTACGTGAGGGATATGCCGCCATCATGCACTTGCATAAGCTGGCCACGGGTGAAAGTTTGACCAAAGGAATCGGTGATCCGGAGTATCAACGGCACATCGTATTCTTGCTGCATATTCAGGCTCTTATAGTGCTCTCGAAGTGATTCAATCACGTCGTTGCTGTAGCAGATTATTTGCTCAGCGGCCCGCGCGCTGATTGTGTTTGCATGAGCGAGGTTGTTGCGCGGCGCCTGTATCCTGCCAAGGAAGGTTTTGGCCTCCTCTCTACCATTCGGAAAGGCATGTACAAGCGGCGTCCGAAAATGATTTTTGTACAGTTCAGGCTTGCATAGGATTTCTATGGCGTCGTCGAGAAGGACGGCATCGATCTTCCGTGGGTATCTCGAAGGTTCACGAAGTTGCCGCTCGGCGACCTGGTTCGCGAGTGCGCTTTTTATCAGTCGATTGCCACTCGCATCCTCGTGGGAGAAGTATTCTCCATAGATTGGAGTCAGCGTGTCATCGATCAGGCGTCGAAGCCAATGTTCAAGTGATTCGATTTTCTGCTTACAGATGGAGCGGATATCGGAATCGGGGAGTGACGAGAGCAAAATGGTCATCGGTTGCATACTGGATGGTGAGTGAAAGCGCGGCAGCCGCCATGATTCACGGCTTGGTGGCTGGATCCACTAAAATAATGCTTTCCACGCGGATAAACACTTGTTTTCATTGCACGGTGTTCAGCTTTTCAAGCGAGGCACCAAAAAAACCGGACACCGCGCCGGTTTTTTTGTGGGCGGGGCTTGGGCTTTTAATAAAATAGGTAATTTGGTGGCTTGGTGGCTTTTTTGATGGCTGGCTAGGTATTTTGTTGATGTTTGTTGGGTTTGTGGGTACGGTGGCAACAGCTCTTCGCAGAGCGTCCCCCAACTTTTCTACCCCAACCCCATCTTTCCACCAAGGAAAATCTATGAGCACCAACCGTATCAGCTCCGAGCACACCGCCAAGGCGATTCTCATTAATCTTGCGATGTACTCCGAGGACAAAGGGAAGGACCTCTCTCGTTTTAGGATTTCCAAAAAATCGCTTAAGGTCGCTGCAAATCGACTCACCCTCCGCGAAGCATTCGTTATTGATGTGATCGACGAGATGGCGCAGCTTGGCTGGAGTTGTATCGACGTAGGCACGATGGCAACCGAGGGAGAGCTCGCATTTATCCAAACTGACAAAATTGATGTTTGGCCGCGGCTGGGAATGATCCGAATCACAAAATTTGTTCGTATGAGGGGCAGCTTGGATGCTGTCCACGAAGTAATCGACGACAAATACGATGAACACTACCCAGAGCAAGAAGATCAGTTACTTGGCTTAGATGATTAAGTGAAGAAAGCCCGACGATTGAGTCGGGTTTTTTTGTTGCCGTCTTAGCCTAGAGCGTGTTCAATCGCGGCCTTCCAAATTTAAGGATTGCCCGAAATGGTTTCTTACAGCGTCAAAGAGAAAGCGATGCTTGCCGTTGGTTTTCGCCTTGTTGGTGGGGCCGAGCAACTTTCGTCCGCAGATTACTTTGTGGCATACAAGGATCAGTTTGGCATCGACTCTCCCGGTGAGGTTGTTGACGCCGTTGATCAACTTGTGAAGGAAGGTTTTCTGGTGTCCTCGCACACACTCGGCGAAAAAGAAGGTTGGAATATGGAGCATCACTTTGTGGTTGCGATGACCCCAACGGGCCAGCAATATTTCAACGACCTGCTTTCGAAGCGCGACTAGATCAACCAACGCCGAATGCCCGCACACGCGGGACCAATTCCAAGCCTCGCCATCGTGCGGGGCTTTTTTATGCCTCGAATTCACCGCTGCTCACCAGCGTTTGGCCGCTCACACCGGCCTTTTTTATTCCCCAACGCCGAGACCCACGAGGCGCCTATGAGATCGCAAACCATGTCAGAACCCGGACCGTTTACCGCTTTGGGTGGTATCGCGCTCTATAAGCTCGGTGCCTTCGGCTTCGTTGCGGTACTGGCTGCCATTGTCGTCATGGCGATGACGCTGCCCAAGACGGCTCGCGAGTTCGTTGTCGCAATGATCAGCACCACAGTCTCCAGTATCTGTGGAGGCGCCTTCATCGTGCGCTGGTTCGATCTTGGCGCCTGGGCCAACGATGACATCGGCCTGATTGCAATCGGCGGCATGATCTTCGTCAGCGGCCTCCCTGCATGGGTATTGGTCCGCGCCTGGTTCAAGTGGGCCGAGAAGCGCAAGGACAAGGATCTGGCCGAACTGGCCACAGACCTGCGAGACCTGAAGAAGACCGTTACCGGCGGGCAGTGACATGCCTCGCCAGATAAAAGTGCGCGCCTATCTCCCTTGGTGGTTTCGCACTTACGTCCGAGCAGTCTACGCATTCGCTTACATGGCCGGCCTTGAGGTTGACGAAGACGTCATCCGGGCTCAGGTCAAGCAAGTCACTCGTTACCGCGAGATCTAATAACTGAAGGAACATCAGCAATGGCTACGAGAAAGTCCATTGACTGGGAAGCAGTAGAGGCCTCGTATCGCTCTGGCGCTCCATCAGTCAGAGCATTGGCGGAAATCCACGGGCTCACCGAGGGGGCTATCCGCAAGCGAGCTGCCAAAGAAGATTGGAAGCGTGACCTGACTGAGAAGGTACAGGCTGCGACCAAAGAGAAACTGGTACGCACAAAAGTACGCACGGAAAGTACGCAGCGCACAGATGCGGAAATTATTGAAGACGAGGCTGACCTTCGTGCCAGCCTGGTCCTTGCTCACCGCGCCGGCTTGGCTCAATGGCGCAGCATCGCTGACAAGCTTGGTGCGTTCCTCGCCGAGGCTGATGTGAACGATGACAACCACAGCGACTTCGCTCGATCGTTGAACGCGGGTGTCGATGCTCAGCTCAAGGTTATCAAGGGTGAGCGCCAGGCTTACAACCTCGACGAAGCCAGCGACGACGACAAAGGCGAGACCGTAACGAGAATTGAACTGGTCGCGATGTAATGGCGGTCGCTCAACTCAAGCTGCCTGAGAAGCTGATTCCAGTGTTCCAGGGGGCGGCCGACGTTCGCTGTGCATGGGGCGGCCGAGGCTCGGGCAAGACTCGCGGCTTCGGCAAGATGATTGCGGTTCGCGGCTACATTTACGGCATGCAGGGGATCTCTGGGATTCTGCTCTGCGGTCGACAGTTCATGAACTCGCTGGCCGACTCTTCCTTTGAGGAATGCGTCCGGGCCATTGAGGACGAGCCATTCCTGAAGGCTTATTACGAGATCGGCGATACCTACATCAGAAGTCGCGACAAGCGCATCTGGTTCGCGTTCGCTGGCCTCGATCGGAACATCGCGTCCATCAAGTCGAAAGGCCGAATCCTGATCTGCTGGGTTGACGAAGCCGAGCCGGTCACTGATGACGCATGGACAACTCTGGTCCCGACGCTTCGGGAAGAAGGCGACGACTGGAACGCCGAGCTTTGGGTCACCTGGAACCCGAAGCGCAAGAAGGCGCCGGTCGAAAGCCGATTCCGCTTTATGAAAGACCCGCTCATCAAAGGCGTGCTGCTGAACTGGCGTGACAACCCAAAGTTCCCGGCAAAGCTTGAGCGCGAACGTCTGCGAGATCTGGAACTCCGGCCTGAGCAGTACCCACATATCTGGGAAGGTGAATACGTGACAGCCCTTGAAGGTGCCTACTTCATCAAGCACCTGACCAAGGCGCGCGAAGAGAAGCGCATTGGCTTCTTCCCAGCTGATCCGTTGATGACCATTCGCCTGGTCTGTGACATCGGCGGCACCGGTGCCAAGGCTGACGCCTTCGTCATCTGGGCCGTCCAGTTCATTGGTCGCGAGATCCGCGTCGTCAACCACTACGAGAAGGTCGGCCAGCCGATCGATGCGCACCTCGCTTGGTGTCGCTCGCAAGGCTACACGCCGGACCGTGCTCAGTTCTGGCTGCCTCACGATGGCTCGACGCAGGACAAGGTGTTCGACGTGTCATACGAGTCCGCCCTCGAGCGCGCTGGCTATTCGGTAACGGTTGTGCCGAACCAAGGCAAGGGCGCCGCAATGGCTCGCGTTGAGCGCGTTCGCGAGCTGTTCCCGCAGATCCGCTTCCACGAAGAAACCACTGAAGACGGTCGCGCCGCGCTGGGTTGGTACCACGAGAAGTGGGACAGCATCCGCGACATCGGCCTCGGCCCGCACCACGACTGGGCCAGCCACAGCTCTGATGCGTTCGGCCTGGCCTGCGTCATCTGGGAAGAGCCGAAAGAATCCCAGCCCCTGAATTATCCAAAGCTCAACAACGCATAAGGCACGCCATGACAAAGGGTCTGACAGAGGACGAACTCAAAGCCCTGGTCGGGGCCGAGATGCGCCAGTCGCTCGGGTATTCGTCATCGAAACTGAGCCAGCAGCGCCAGAAGTCGATGTACTACTACCTGGGTCTGCCGGTTGGGGATCTGTCGCCGCCTGAAGTGGAAGGCCGGTCCTCGGTCATCTCCACCGACGTGCGTGACACGATCGAGGCGATGTTGCCGCAACTGATGGTCACCTTCGTTGGCTCCGACACCGTGGCCGACTTCGAAGCCACCAAGCCGGGCGACGAGAAACAGGCCGAGCAGGCCACCGAATACGCCAACTACCTGTTCTACAAGAAGAACAACGGCCACCGCATCGCATACACCTGGATGAAGGACGCGCTGCTGCAGAAGAACGGCATCATCAAGGTCTGGTGGGACACACGGCACGAAGAAACCCGCGAGGAATACCGCGGCATGTCGGACGTCGAGCTGGCCCAGCTGATGGAAGACGACGAGATCGAGGTCATTGAGCAGTCGACCACGGTTGACGAGGATGATGCCGAGCAGCGTCAGCAGGCGATTCAGCAGCTGACGCAACAAGCTCAGGCTCAGCCGCAGTCTGCCCCGCAGGTCATGCAGCAGATTCAGCAGATCGAGGCTCAACCGCCCAAGCTGGTCTACGACGTCGTCTGCAAGCGCGTGAAGACCGAAGGCAAAGTGTGCATTGATAACGTGCCGCCTGAAGAGTTCCTGATCGCCCGCAACGCCAAGGACATCGAGACAGCCAAGTTCGTCGCGCATCGTGTGCAGCGGACCAAGTCCGAACTCAAGTCCATGGGCTACAAGAACGTCGACGACCTGGGCTCTGAGGATTCGGGCCAGGCCATGAACTCGGAGCGCATCCAGCGCGTCAGCTGGAACGACGAGAACGCCTACATCGACAACGACTCATCGAACGATGACAGCCAGAACAACGTGTGGGTGCTGGAAGCCTACATGCGCTGCGACTACGACGGTGACGGTATTGCCGAGTTGCGCAAGGTCACGATGGCCGGCAACACGCTGCTGGACAACGAGGAAGTCGACTGCATTCCGTTCGTGTCGATCACGCCTGTCCCATTGCCGCACCAGTTCTTCGGCCTGTCCATCGCTGATCTGGCGATGGAAAGCCAGCGCACCAAGACCAGCATTCTTCGTTCGCAACTCGACAACATGTACCTGGCCGTCAATGGCCGCTACTTCGCCGTGGAAGGGAAGGTCAACCTCGACGACCTGCTGACCTCTCGCCCGGGTGGCGTGGTTCGCGTCAAGGACAATATGGCCGTCGGCCGTCTCGATCAGGGCGCGCCCGACATCGGCAATGCATTCCAGATGATGGAGTACATGCAGCAGGATCTGGAGAACAAGACCGGCTGGACCCGCTACAGCCAAGGCAATGACCAGGGCGCGCTGAACGACACCGCAACCGGTGTGAACGTGCTGACCAACCGCGCCGACATGCGCCTCGACCTGATCGCCCGCAACTTCTCCGAAGGCTACGTCGACCTGTTCAAGCAGATCCTCAAGCTCGTCTGCCAGTACCAGCAGAAAGAGAAGGTGGTGAAGCTCACAGGTGGCTGGGTGCCGATCAACCCGCGCGAGTGGAGCAACCAGTTCGACGTGACCATCAACGTCGGTATTGGCATGGGCAACAAGGACCAGAAGATTCAGCACCTGACCATGCTCGGCAACGTCCAGGCGCAGGGGCTGCAGATTGGCATCGCGACCCCGGACAACATCTACAACGCCGCGGCTGAACTGGCCAAGCAGTTGGGCTTCAAGAACCCTGACAAGTTCTTTACCGACCCAGCCAAGCAGCCGCCACAGAACAAGCCAGACCCAGAGCAAATGAAGATGCAGGCGCAGATGCAGGTCGAGCAATCGAAGCTGCAAATGAGCATGCAGATCAAGCAGCTGGAAATCCAATCCACTGCTGCGCTGGATCAGGCCAAGCGCGATCACGAGCTACAGATCGAGCAGGCCAAGATGCAGATGCAGGCGCAGGTCGACGCCAACCGCCAGCAGGTCGAAGCCGACCAGAAGACGCTGATGAGCCAGCAACAGGCTCAGCTGGACGCGCTGAAGGATGAGCAGAAGACCCAGCAATTAGGCATGCAGCTGGAGTTCGACCGCTGGAAGGCCGAGCTCGACGCCGAAACCAAGATCGCCGTGGCGCAGATCAGCCAGCAGACCACGCTGAGCGCTGCACAAATGAGCCGAGCACAAAAGTTCGAACAGCCAGGGGCAACCGATGGCAACGCTTGAAGAGCGCATCTACGAAGGCAATAGGGCCAAGGAGTGCCTCGAAAACGAGGCGTTCAACTGGGCATTTGAAGGTATTGAGCAGGAGTTGACCGAAGCATGGCGAAAGTCACCGGCAAGGGACGCGGAGGCTCGGGAGAAGATCTACCTGACGCTCCAGCTCCTGACCAAGCTGAAGGCCACGATCACGCACAGCCTGGAGACGGGCAAGTTGGCGGAACTGGACCTGAAGCACAAGCAATCACTAATGGACCGCGCCAAAGAGATCTGGCAGCTCTGAGAGCCATCCTGACCGGACGCTCCGTCATCATTCGCAAATAAATCCCTGAGGGACAATCCATGTCTTTGGAATCCACTGAACGTGCAATCTGCGCGGCGCTTAATGCTGCCGACGAAAAAGTTGGTAATACGGCCGAGGCTTTGGTGCGTGACGTACTGAGCATTGGCGCCAACGCCGGGACATTCATCGTCCGAATCGATGGCAATCACTACATGGTCAAGGTCGGCCGCCCAAGCGACTTCGAGGTGTCGAAATGAGCCTCTTCATTCACCGCGCGCTGGGCCATTTCCTCATGAGTGAAGCCGGCGGCGACAGTGGCGGCGGCGCACTCGATATCAACGGCGGCGCCCTGGCCTTTGCCGCGCTGCTGGAGCCGCCCGTTGCAGCTGCCACAGATGATGGCGCAGCAGCTGATGACAGCGTTCAAGACGTCAACAAGGCTGATGACGTCAATGTAGATACCGACACGGATGTTGATGCAGATACGGACAGCGACACCGATGTGCAGCCGCAGACCTTCACCGTCAAGATTGATGGCAAGGAGGTCGAGGTCTCACTCGACGAGCTGAAAAATGGCTACCAACGTCAGTCGGATTACACCCAAAAGACGATGGCCGCCGCCGAGCAACGCAAGACCGCAGAAGCCGCCATCCAGCAGGCCCAGCAGGAACGTCAGGAGTACCACTCCAAGCTCCAACGCATGGCTGTTCAGCTGGAAGGCGCGATCGAGCAACAAAGTCAAATCGACTGGCCCGCACTGCTTGATTCAGATCCGGTGGAGTACCTGAAACAGCAGCATCTCTTTCAACAGAGACAGGCGCTGTATCAGCAAAACGCTCAGGAACGCCAACACCTCGCGCAGCAGCACCAGAACGAACAGGCACAAGCCCACCAAAGTTACCTAGCCAAGCAGCAGGACGACCTCCTCGCCAAGCTCCCGGACTGGAAAGACGATGCCAAGGCTGCAGCCGAAAAAACCGCTATCTCGAAGTTCCTGCAAGAGCAGGGGTTCGAGGCTGAGGACATTTCGTCCATTGCCGACCACCGCCACGTGCTCGTTGCACGCAAGGCGATGCTCTACGACCAACTGATGGCCAAAGCCAATGTGCAAGCCAAGAAGGTTCAAGAGGCGCCCCAGCGGGTGGTCAAGCCAGGCGTGACATCACAAGGCACTGCTGACGGTCGTTCTGCCGCTTCCAAGCGGCTGGAGAAGACCGGGCGTGTTGAGGATGCCGCCGCTGTATTCGCCCAATTCCTTTGATTCAGGAGCTGCATCATGACTGCACCGACCAATACCTTCGTCACGACTGCCGCAATCGGCAACCGTGAGGATCTGACCGACACCATCTACCGCATTTCCCCGACTGCTACGCCGTTCATCTCGATGGCAGCCAAGGGCAAGGCGACCAACACCCTGCACGAATGGCAAACCCAGGACTTGGCGGCGGCTTCGACCACCAACGCCCAGGCTGAAGCTGACGACGCCGTTGCCAAGGCCGTTACTCCAACCGTTCGCCTGAACAACCGCACCCAGATCTCGACCAAAACAGTGATCGTGTCCGGCACCCAGCAAGCGATGAACCCAGCCGGCCGTAAAGACGAACTGGCCTATCAGCTGAGCCTGGCTGCGCTGGAGCTGCGGCGCGACATGGAGTCTTCGGCCACCCAGCTGGACGTGACCGCCACTGCACCGCGTCAATCACGCGGCTTGGTGGGCTGGGTCGTGGATAACGTTGACCGTAACGGCGGCACTCTGGCGTCGTACACCGGCAACACTGGCCGCACCAAGGGCACTGCAGTGGCCTTCACCGAAGCGCGCCTGAAGTCCGTGCTGCAGAAGATCTACACCGCGGGCGGTGACGCTGACACCATCCTGCTACCGCCTGCTGCCAAGCAGACCTTCTCCACCTTCACCGGCAACGCCACCCGCTTCGACAAGTCCGAGGACGCCAAGCTGTACGCCTCGGTCGACGTGTATGTGTCGGACTTCGGTGAGCTGAAGGCCGTGCCGTCCCGTTTCCAGGATGCCAACGACGTATTTATCCTGCAATCGGACAAGTGGGCCATTAGCTACCTGCGTCCATTCCAGACCATCGAGCTGGCGACCACTGGCGATGCCATTAAGCGCGAACTGCTCGTTGAATGGACCGTGGAAAGCCGCGCGCCGAAAGCGAACGGTGCTGTGTACGACGTGGCCTGAGCCTGACGGCGGTCAATAAGGGGAGCTTCGGCTCCCCTTTCTCATTCTGGAGAAAGCAACATGCCAATGATCAGACAGAATGCCGACAGTTCGCTCGGCATTGAAGGTGCGGCAAACGGCGAGGGTGGTTTCATCCCCGTCACGCTGAACTACATCGCCACCACGGTCGATTGCACGATGTTCACCGCTGACCGTCCGTATGTCGTCAAGGCCATTCGTGGTCGTGTCGACGTCGCGGGTACTGGCGGTGCGTGCACGGCCACTATCCGCAAGGTGCCAAGCGGTACGGCGCTCACTTCGGGCACCGCGCTGCACGCCGGCAGCTTCAACCTGGTCGGCACTGCCGCAACCCAGCAAGCGCTGACCCTGTCGACCACTGCCAGCGACCTCCTGTTAGCCGCTGGCGACTCGATCTGCTACGACCTGACCGGCACTGCGACTTCGGCCGTCGGCGCCATCAGCGTGACCCTCAACCCGGCCTGATCTACTGCCCCTTCGGGGGCTTTTCTTCGAGGAAGCTCCCATGAGCAACACTTTCGAAAGCGCGATCGTGGTCGTGGCAACGGGCGTCAACCTGGCCACTTCCGGGACGTCTGCCAACGCCTCCATCCCTAACGCCTCCAGCGGCGAGCTTCCGCGCTACATCCGCATCACGGCGAGCACGGGCGCCTATGTGCGCATTGGCAACGGTACGCCCGTGGCGGTCAACACCGACCTGATGGTGCAGCCGGGTGACGCTGTGATCATCGCTGTCTGCAACTACACCAAGATCGCCGCGCTGCAAGTGACTGCTGCGGGCGTGGTGCAGGTGTCGCCATTGGAGAACATGTAGATGCTCGACCTCGACACGAAGTTTCACTTCCACGACGGCAACATGACAGTCCAGCGCACGCAGGACTGCACGCCCATTGCCGAGCGGACAAAGGCGCTGCACAACGGCGGGCATCATGGCACCTCGGAAATGAAACACGCCGCCAGCATCCCCTTCGTGATCATCGAGGACTACTGCAACAAGCACGACATCACCTTTCACGAGTGCATGGCCAACAAGGAGCACATGCGCCGGATGCTGAATGACCCGGATCTGTCCGCGTTTCGGGTGTGGAAGGGCAAGGTATGAGCATCACCAACTATTCCGAGTTGCAGGCCTCGGTCGCGTCCTGGCTCAACCGGGGCGACCTGTCGGCCAACATCCCCGACTTCATCACCCTGGCCGAAGCGCAGCTGAGCACGGACCTGAAGACGCGATCGATGGAGACGAAGGTGACCCTGTCGACGGCAGCGGGCACGAAAACCGTGGCCTTGCCAACCGATATGCTCGAGATGCGCCGGATTCAGGTGGTGGGCACGTATAACCAACCCCTGTCGTATCGCTCTCCGGATGAATTGAGCTACGACTTTTCCGCGAATGCGTCCGGTCAGCCCGTGGTTTTCACCGTCGTGGGCGGCAATGCTGAACTGGCCCCCATCCCTGATGCGGTCTATTCGCTGGAGTTGACCTATCAGCAGCGCATTCCGGCGCTGTCCGCGCTGAACAACACCAATTGGCTACTGACCAACTGGCCAAACGCCTACCTGTACGCCTCGTTGGTCGCGGCCACGCCTTTCATCATGAATGATGCGCGCCTTACGACCTGGGCCCAGCTCTACAGCCAGGCCATCGAAGGCATCAACGGCATTGACTGGTACAGCGGTTCAACCATGAAGGTGCGTTCGCGATGATCCCGCTGATTGGCTTTGCGCCTGATGCCGACGTGACCACGCCGGGGCTCATCACCAGCTGCTCTAACCTGATTCCCTATCTGAATGGCATGGAAGGGGCACCAGAGCCTACGACGCCTATCTCCACGCCTGCGCTCGCTGCTGCCTGCATTGGCGCGGCAGTGCTGACCAAGCTGGACGACACGCGCCGCATCATCGCCGGGACCAGCACCAAGCTCTATGAGTTGTCCTCCGGGTCTTGGTCTGATGTTTCCCGGGTTGCCGTCTACAACGGTGGCATTGATACACGCTGGGCTATCACGCAGTTCGGCAACTCAACGCTGTGTTCGAACCGCGCCGACGTCATCCAGCGTTCGACCGGTGCGGCATTTGCCGACATTGCCACGGCGCCGAAGGCTGAAATCATTTTCACGGTCGGCGCCTTCGTCATGGCGCTGAACCTGAACGACGGCTCGGAAAAGCCGGATGGCTGGGCCTGTTGCGCCGCTTTTGACGAAACATCCTGGACACCGAGCCTTGCCACGCAGGCGACGTCCGGCCGCTTGGTAGCGACTGCTGGCCGCCTGACCGCAGGCATGCGCCTCGGTGAGTACGCCATCGCCTACAAGCAGAAGTCGATCTACCTCGGCCAATACGTCGGGGCTCCAACCGTGTGGAACTGGATTCAGGTTCCAGGGGGGGAGGCAGGCTGCGTCGGCAAAGAGGCGATCTGCGACATCGGCGGCGCGCACTTCTTCGTCGGCGATGACAACTTGTGGATTTTCGACGGTACCCGGCCTGTTCCAGTGGCAGACGGCTTTGTCCGACAGTTCTTCTTCGACAACTCGAACCCGTCGTACCGCTATCGGACAATTTGCGTGTTCGATCGGCAGAAGAACCTGGTGTGGGTCTTTTATCCATCGCTGGGCTCGCAAACTCCGGATTCGGCCATCGTCTACCACGTCACTGCAAAGAAGTGGGGCGCGGCCAATCGCAGCATTGAGGCCGCACTCAACTACGTGTCGGGCGGGGTCACCATTGACGGGCTTGCGGCAATTTCGTCGACCATTGATGGGCTGGCCGCGTACTCATTCGACTCGCAATTCTGGCTCACGGGCGGTAAATCCCTGTCGATCTTCAACACCTCGCACCAGTTGCAGGCTATGACCGGGGTGTCGGTGTCCAGCTCCATGACGACCGGAGATGTCGGGGATGACGATTCCGTGTCGGCCCTCAACAAAATTCGCCTTCGCTACGCTAGAGCGCCAACCGCAGCCAGCGTGCAGACGTTCATCCAGCAGAACTCCGGCGTCGGCTTCACTGCTGGTGCGAGTGGTTCAGTGCTGGACGGGAAATTTGATCTGCGGCAGTCGGCTCGCTGGCATAAGGCGACATTCACCTTCACAGGCCCAGTGCGCGTCACGCATATGGACGCGGATATTACGCCGGCAGGAGGTCGTTAATGAAGCTCAACACAACACCCCGTGTCGGGACAACTGACCCGATTCTTCAGCGTGAGCTGCGTGAACATGCCACGCAGGTGAATCTGCTGTCTGAAGGCCGCATCGCCGGCTTCTATGGCGCGCTCGCCGCAGCCCCAACCGGCGGCACCTGGATGCAGGGGGATTCAGTGCCGAACTCTACGCCCTCTGAGCTCGGCAGTGCCGGCTCCAAGTACTTTATCGAGGGCTGGACCTGCATAGCCTCTGGCACGCCAGGGACTTGGGTGCAACGCCGCTGCCTGACGGGGAACTGATGAAAAAACTAATCATGGTGCCCACGACGCACATCGACGTGGCCTGGAAAGAAGGCGCGCACAACCTAGGGCTGGCCTGTGCAGCATCGGGCGGCGAGATTACCGGTGACCAGCTGAAAATGATGCTGAGTCGTGGCGAACGAACCCTGATCCGGATGGATCGGGATGACGAGATCGTCGGCTGGGGCGTGATCGGCGTTGAGCAGCTCCCCAACTTTCGCGTCTTCTTTGCCTACGAGATGTATGCCCCGCACGGCAGCTTTGAAAGCTTCTTCGATGAATTGAAAAAAATGGCGGCCTCCTTCGGTTGCTCACGTATTCGCTGTGCAGCCAAACCTGCGCAGGAACGTCTTTACCGGCAGCGCTGTGGATTTGCGCCCGTCTACCAAGTCCTGGAGGTCGAACTGTGAACATTGATGCCTTGCACGAACAGCTTAGCGCCGAGTTCGCCGGCCCTGCCATGGGCGCGCCGCCGGCCTTCCGTGGCGACGTGATGCGCCTGCATAAAGGTGGCGGGCAGAGCAGCTCGACTACGCAAAGCATTCCTGACGAACTGAAGCCTCTTGCGGCCGCATATAGCGACAAAGCGATGGGCCTGGCCAATCAGGGATACCAGGGATATGGCGGACAGCAAGTCGCGGACCCAACTTGGTATCAGAAGCAGGGCGCGGACATGATCGGCTATCGCGCAGCTCATGGTAATCCGCTGATGAATCAGGCCCAGAAGACCATGCAAAGTGGTCTGGCCTCCGGCGATATGGCGACCAAGAACAGTTATTCGGGATCGAACCCCTACCTGCAACAGAACATCGATGCGACGTTGGGCGACATCACCCGCAACTACAACGACGCGATTGCACCGGGGCTCACCACGCAGTCGGTCAACTCTGGCTCGTTCGGCAACTCCGGTGCTCAGGCGGCGACACAGAATTCGATGAATGACCTGACCAAGAACCTCGGCAACACGGCTTCAAGCATGCGCATGCAGGACTACTCGGCGCAGCAGCAGTTGGCCGAGCAATATGCCAATCGCAACGACCAGATGAAGTCGCAAGCTCTTAGCCTCGCACCGACCTATGGCAACCAGGCATACACCGATGCTGCCCAGATGATGAATGTCGGGAACATGTATCAGGACAACGACCAGCAGAAGCTTGATGCTCAGTATCAAAACTGGACCGACCAGCAGAATGACCCCTACAAGAAACTTGCCGCGATGTCCGGGGTGTTCGGCTCTGGTCTCGGCAATACCGCGACGACCAAACAATCTGGCGGGGGTGGCAAATGAGCTTTCTTGGCGATGTGGGCAGCTTTGAGATGTTCAACCTGGGGGCCATGGGCAATCAGGTGAAGGACAACCCGACGCGGCTGTTATACGGCTCGGCTGATCCGTTTTCTACCAGCATGTGGAACAAGGTATTGGGCACCGATGACAAGCCGCTGGTGGATCAGTGGGGCGGGGCGGCGCCGCAGCGCTACGAAGAAGCACAAGACGCTGGGATCAACACTGGTCCGGGCAAGGCTATGCACACCATCGCCAAGACCATCGCCTCGATTTATGCGGGTGGCGCAGCAGGCGGGCTGTTGAGTGGCGGGGGTGGCGCTGCGGCCGGTGCAGGATCGGCGGGGACTGCTGGCGCTTCGGGCGCGTCTGCGGGTGGCGCAGGGTTTGGCCTCGGTCAGCCGGCTGTCACTGGTAGCATGGGCAGCGCGGGCTATGCAGGTGGCAGCGCATCCCCCGGCCTGCTCAGCTCAGCAGGCAGCAGCCTGTCAAATTTCAACTCGGCGGCGAAACCTTACATGGACGCGGCCAGCTACGGGCAAAAAGCCTATGGCCTGCTTTCCCAGCCAGGCCAGCAGCCAATGGGCGGCAGCATGGTTCACCAGCAACCCACCAGCGGGCCGCAGACCTTGGCGCAGATTGCCCAGGGACAACCCAATCCATTGATCGCCCAGCGGCAGCAGTATGCTGCGCAACGCCGCTCGCAAGGGGGGTATTGAAATGCCTGAAGGTCTTGGTGGACTGTTGGATTTTGCGCAAACCCCAATGGGGATGGGACTGCTGTCGGCGGCTTTTGGCGGCCTTGCCACTGCTGGTCGCGGCGGTCCGGTCAATACACTGGGCGCTGCAGGCCTGTCCGGTATCGCCGGGTACTCGGCTGCGGGCGCCAATGCCTTGAAACGGCAGAAGGCGGACATGCTTCAGCAGCAGCATCAGATTGTGCCAACGCTGTATGGAAAAGATGCTGATGGCAATGACACCTTCGACTGGAAAACTGCCGGACAGTATTTCACGCCAGACGAAGTGACAAAATTAGGGCAATTGCCTAACTCGTCCAAGGTCGAGGTTGCTCGCACAGTCGAGGTCCCCGGTGCCGATGGCGGCAAACAAACCATGCAGTACGACAAGTTCGGCCGTCCTGTGGGTGGCGCCATCGACTCCTATGTCGCGCCGCAGCTGGTGGATCTAGGGGCTTCGAAACAATTCGCGGTACCGACTGCAGGCAAAAGCTTCGACGTCAGCATGTCTCCAGAAGCGAGGGCCACAGATGCAAGGGGCTGGGCTGGAATCGAAAACCAGCGACAACAGAATGCCACGATGCAAGACGCCAACAATGTTCAGCGAGAGGCCGGGCGTATCCAGATCATTACCGGCCCAGACGGCAATAGCTATCGGGTGGACAAGGGAACCGGCCAAGTGTCACCGATTGTTTCGCAGGCGGGTACACCGTTTCAGGACGGCGCGTCATCCAAGCTCACTGAATCGGAAGGCAAGAGCACGCTGTACCTGAGCCAAATGACCGGTGCCCAAAACGTCCTTGATAAAGTCGGCGGGTCGGCTTCGCCTGCGCGCGTAGCACTCGCCCGCAGCCCGTATACCAATGCGCTTGCTGGCCAGGCTGCACAGCAGATCGCCCAGGCACAGGAGCAGTGGGCGGAGGGCTTTTTGCGCGCAAAGACGGGAGCGGCATCGACGCCGGTGGAGATGGCCAATAACCTGCGCACCTTTTTCCCGGTGGTAGGCGACAGCGAGGCGGTGATCAAGCAAAAGACACTCGCCCGTGAACAGGCAATCAGGGATATGGCGATACCTGCCGGACGTGGCGCGGAAAAAGCCACGCCGCGCAATGCGTCACAACCACAGCAGCCCGCGTCTGCCGCCAAGGCGAGCGTTGCGCGTACCGGCAGGGACGCCAGCGGCCGCCAAGTGATCCAGTATTCGGACGGGAGAATTGAATATGGCAATTGATCCGTCCGGCATCCAGTGGGACGACCAACAAATTGATCCGTCCGGGATAACATGGGACGAGCCGCAACAGCCGGACCGGCAACCAGTTGCCACTGCTCAGCCATCTGCTGCACAGACGCCTGGACAGCCTGCTGTTGCCACGCCGCCGGATCGGCTAAAAGGGCGAGGCTGGCTTGAAAAGGGCACGCTGGGTGCCGGCAAGGCTGTGGCCGATCTGATGGAGGGTGTTGGGCTTGGCGGTGTTCTCTGGCCTCGCGGCTGGCAGCGTGCCCCTGGTGCAGATGACGACCTCATGTCAGACCCGGCAGGTATTTCCGGAAACATTGGCGGGCAAATCGGGCTTGCCTATCTGGGAGGTAGCGGCTTGCAAGCTGGCGGTAAAGCGCTACAGGCGGCAAGCGCAGCACGCGCAATGCCAGCGATCAAGACTGCTGGCGGTTTGTTGGAGACAGCAGGCAATGCATTGATAAATCCTGCAAGCTATAAGCAGGCAGCCGGTGCCGGTGGGGCCTTTGGAGCTCTATCACAGCCAGGCTCTTTGATAGATAGGACGCAGAACGCGTTAGTTGGCGGGGTCGGCGGAGCTACGGGGTTAGCAGTTGGTCGCGGGATCGGAAGCGCTGTTGACGGGGTTGTGAGTGGCGTGAAATCTCTCATCACGCCAAGAGGTCCGATCGAGATGGAAGTCTCGGCCAAACTATCCCAGAAGGGGATCGACTTTGGCTCCTTGCCGCAGGCTGTCAAAGATCAAGTCGTCAACCTGGGCAAAAAGTCTATGGAGGACATCGATAACCTTGATGCTGCCCAGCTCGGTCGCATGGCGGACTTCAACGCGCTCGGCATCAAGCCTACGCGCGGGTGGCTGAGTCGAGATCCGAAACAGTGGTGGTCGGAGAATACGCTCAATACCGTCGATGATCAGATGCAGAAACGGTTCGTGGACGCCAACCGGTCGCTGCTGTATGGCGTGAGAAAAGGCGCAGGCGACGCGACGGATTACCAGCGCGGGCAAGTGCTGCAAAAGTCCGTGACTGATTATGACGCGGGATTGAAGGCTAAGGCCGACGATCTTTACCAAGCTGCCCGCAACACCGCCGGCCGAGACATCCCCCTCGATCCTCACAAGTTCGTCAACGATACCTCCGTCGAGCTTGATCAGCAGATGCTGGGCTCGAAGCTGCCAGCGGACACGCTGAGCTGGTTCCAGAAGGCGACCACAGGCAAGGAGCCGTTCGACATGGGTACGGCCATGCAGCGCTTGCAAGCTCTGAATGGTCGGATCTACAGCACGAACGATCGAGCTGAAGCGGTCGCGCTTGGGATCGTCAAAAAGCACCTGATCAATGCGATTGATGGTGGAGAGGCGGCGGCATTCAACCCCGCTCCAGGCATGCGTACGCCAAGGCCATCGACTCAGCCATTCAGCGCAGCTCAGATTGAAGGGCCGGGGCAATTCCTTCCTGGCGGCACTCCTATGGCCGAGCGTGGAGGAGTGGTTCCATTCCAAGGTGGTATTGGCCCTGCTACTGGCGGTGCGCAGCAAGCGGGAGCGCAGGGTACTCCAGGCATTGCCGATGCATTCAGGTCGGCTCGGTCCGCCGCCGCCGACCGGTTCCGCTTTCAGGAGGCTAGCCCGCTGGTTGAGAAGATCCTCAAAGGCAATTATGCCCCCGAGGACCTGCCTGACATTGTCGGGAAAATGAAGGTGGATCAACTCAAAGGCCTGTCCCAGCTTGAACGGGACCGCGGCGTGCCGATCATGAGTTCGCTGCGTGATGCGGCACAGGCGTATGTCCGTGACTCTGCAACGCTCCAAGGGGAAACTGGCGGCACCTTTACCATCAACGGCATGCGCAAGGCGCTCGACAAGATTGGGCCTGAGAAGGGTGTTGCACTGTTCGGGAAAGATGGCTGGGCCGACTATCAGCGGGTCTTACGGGCGGGCGGCAGCATCATGAATCCGCCGATGAAGCCTGCCGGATCTACCACTGCGTCGAATGCACTGCGCTTCATACAGGCGATGCCAAAAATCCCGGGGTTCAATGGGCTGCTGAATATGACGGTATCTGCGGCAAGCAAAGCCAAGCAAATGGCTGATGTTGGCTCCGCGCTTAATCCGCCGCTGAACATGGTGATCCCCAAAACGCCACGACCGAGCATGCTGCCGATGGTCGTGGCGCCTGGACTTTTAGGGATCTCGGAGCAATGACGCGCCTAATCCTCGTCGGGGTTGATCAGGACGATTTTCCTGATCCTGCTCCCCTTGGGTAGGTGCTTTTTGGCTAGATAAGTTAGCCACTCTTCAAACCTGACCAGCAGCCAGAGACCGGCAAATACGCCGGAAAACTGGATTGCCTTCAATAGATGCTCGCTCAAGCGAACCTCCTGGGTACAACGCCCTCACTCAACTGAAGCCCGCCACTGAGCGGGCTTTTTTATTGGGATGAAAAAACATGCCGATCCCTGCAACAATCAATGATCTTTCGCCCACGCCTGGCAGTAACAGCCCGGCGGGCTCTGAATCTCCGGCGCTACTCGATGATTATATCCGCACGCATGCCTCATTTATTGCACAGTTGCGCGATATCACCAGCGTTATTTCCAACAACATCACCAGTCTCAGCGCCGACACTACGCTGACCGCCGCGCAGAAGGGGTTGGTCATTGTTGACGCCTCTGGCGCGAACCGGACGATTACGCTGCCCGTCGCCAACGCTGGCTTGGGGGTGATCGACTTCATTGTTCGGCGCTCGGACAACACCACCAACACTCTGGTGGTTACGGCGTCCGGCACCGACAAAATCAAGTTCCATACTCATCTGAACTCGGCAGGATATTCATTCCTGGTGCTGATGGGGGCGGGCGATTACTGGCACCTGCGCAGTGATGCCGCGGGCAGTTGGATACCGATCAGTCGCTATGACAATACGCCGCTTGGCCGAACGGTGCTGGAAACCACGACGGCGTTTAACCCTGGGGGTTATGGTGGATTAAACGGCACCATCCTGACGCGCGCTGTATGGCCATGGGTGTGGGATCACGCGCAGGCCTCGGGGATGCTCACCACTGAGGCGCTGCGCACGGGCAACGAGGGTATGTGGACTTCCGGCGATGGTTCTACCACTTTACGGTGTCCAGATGGCCGTGCTCGATTCCAGCGCCCACTGGACGAATCGCTTGGGCTTGACACTAGTCGTGTGGCGGGTACATCTCAGGCCTCATCCAACTTGGCACACAACCATACCTATGGTTCTGCGACATTCTTCACCACGGCGGCCGGCGGCGGCAGCACGACACTGGCAAACTGGGTGGCGGGCAGCACCGGTTCATCCGGTGGCTCTGAGGCTCGCCCGCTCAACATCGCCTATCCAGGCCGTATCAAATTGATCTGAGGTGTCTATGCAAATTTACGTGTTCGATATGCTGGGTGTTTTGTATGGTCCAATGACGCTGCCAGAAGTGCCCGGGATGGGTGGCTATCAGCCGCCGATCATGCCACTGTCGGCATGGCGGATGCCTTTCTGGCTGATCTCCTGAACGATGCCGATAGAACCCTGTTCAAGGCATATGCCGCGTACAAACTTGCCTTGAGCAAGATCGCCCGGCAACCGGGCTACCCGACCACGATTGACTGGCCGACCCCGCCCTAACCGATCGCGCAACTCCGATGCCCGCCCAGTGCGGGCTTTTTTATGTCTGGAGAAAAGTATGCCCATCACCGCGCAGCAGCTGCTGCAGATTCTCCCGAACGCCGGCAAGCAAGCCGGTGTTTTTGCGTCTGCGCTGAATCTGGCCATGGATCGGTTCCAGATCAATACCCGGCTGCGCATGGCGGCCTTCATCGCCCAGGTGGGGCATGAGTCCGGCCAGTTCCGATACGTGAAGGAGCTCGGCGGCGACCAGTACCTGAGCAAGTACGACACTGGTCCGCTGGCGAAACGGCTCGGCAATACGCCGGAGGCAGACGGCGACGGGCAGAAGTACCGCGGGCGCGGCCTGATTCAGATCACCGGGCACGACAACTACCTGGCGTGCAGCAAGGCGCTGTTCGGTGACGATCGGCTGCTGAGGACGCCTGAGCTGCTCGAGCAGGCCGAATGGGCGTGCAAGTCGGCGGCATGGTTTTGGAATTCGCGGAACCTGAATGCCCTGGCCGATGCTGGCGACATCGAAACCATCACTCGCCGCATCAACGGCGGCCTCAATGGCATGCAGGATCGGTTGAACCTGTGGACCAAAGCCACGAAGGTGCTGACATGACTTATGCTCGGATGCGAGGTCGGTTCAGCAGTAACTTATTTATACTTTACCTTCATTGTGATAGTCCCTTCTGCTCCAGCCTTCATTGAAATATTTACACCCTCTATCGGGGCTTTGAAGTTCAGACCAGCCTCGTGGCTCATGACGATTTCCATTTCGTCGACACCAGATTCCTTTCCCGCCCGAATTACCTTTGCAGCAGCTTCTGATTGATTTTCCGGAGTCGCTACGGCACCACTAAAGGCGTCAACGCCTTTGCGTATCAACCAGACAAATGGAGAGGGCGCGATGAGGGCTGCAGCACTCAGTAGGTGTTTTGGAATCGATTTTGTGAAGTCGTAATTGGTCATAACGGATCTCCGAGATATTTCATCTTTATCTGCACGATTACGGGAAACCTTAGCCGAGCCCGATGGCATCGTAATAAGAGCCTCAAGCAGGCACTGAAAATCGGCTCCCGACCTCTATTCAAGGATGTACCGTGATGACTCTGGCGCAAAAAATTCTTTGCCAGCTGGTGCTAACTGCTGCATTGGTTGCCGGTAGTGCGGCGATGGCCTGGCAGGTTCAGAACTGGCGCATGGGTAAGCAACTCGCCGAGCAAGCCAACCTATATCAGAACGATTTGTCCGCCATCAGCAACGCGGCCGCTGACCAGGTGCGAGCCGATCAGGACAAACGCCTTGCGCTCGAGCAGCGCCTTTCCGCCAGTGATCAAACCCACCATGAGGCTTTGACCCATGCACAAAAAGACCAGGCTCGTTTACGCGATCGCCTTGCTACTTCTGATTTGCGGCTGTCAGTCCTCCTTGCCGAGGATCCAGCCAGTGGCTGTTCAGTGCCAGCCGGTACCGAAGCCGTCGGCGTGGTTCATGGAGGAGCGCGCGCCCGACTTGACCCAGCGCATGCTCAACGAATTATCGCCATCACCGACACAGGTGACCGGGGATTGATTGCTCTACAGGCGTGCCAAGCTTACGCAAGAGGAGTGAGTGAAATTATCTCAACGAAATAGAGTGGTGCGTTGCGCGATCCAGTTGTTCAATTCTACTATCCTGCAGAACTCTGGCTTTCATTGAAGGATCGTTATGCGGCCACTATCGTTAGGACTCATTGCACTCATCTCGCTCTCGGGCTGCACAACAGCTTTCAAAACATACATGCCGGACGTTAGTGTTGGTTACTCCATAAATTGCTCAGGTACAGCTTTTAGCTGGGGGAGCTGCTTTGAAAAAGCTGGAGAGATTTGTGGCAGCCATGGCTACGACATTCTGTCTCAAACTGGAGAGCAGGGCAGTGTTGCGTCTGCAAATCAGTCAGGCTTTTATGGAAGTTCGATTATGAAGCGAAGTTTGATTGTTTCTTGTAAGTCCTAGTCGCGTTCATAGAAATTACCAGCCAAATTATCGGTATCACCAACGACGGCGACCAAGGATTGATCGCGTTACTCCGTTGACATTAATGACCCTAGGAGACTCTATCAAGCACCAGCTAAAAAATGATCTCGCAGGAAATCTTGCGGGTTAATAGCATTTGTGAAGAGGTGTTTATTCGGTGCTAGCTCTTTGTGCTTCAAGTATTTTGGCCTTTAGCACTGTGGTCGGGGAACAGCCCACAATCTCTGCGACCCTGCGTATAGAATGGCCTTGGTCAAGACATGTCAGAATGTGCTGATGTAGGGTTTCGTCTCTTTGTCTACCCGTGTATTTCCCTTGAGCCTTCGCTCGCTCCACCCCCTCAGCTTGTCTCTTGAGCCCAACAATGTTGTAGGCAGCCATTTCCATATACATGGCTGCACCTATCTCTCGTATCACCTCAGAAAGCGCTTCAACAACATCGGCCGCTGTCGACTCCTCTGAATCTATCCGTCGCATTGCTTCTGCATCTGTCCGCCTTATCGCCTCAGTGACCTTTGCGGCCACCGTAGCTGCTGATAGCTCAATCAGCTCCTTTACCTTCTTAGGAATTACTCCTGTCTGAGTATCTGTAATCATGTTTTCATTCATGAGTATTACTTCTTTATGCTGTCGTCGCTGCTATTGACGCTACTCCAGTTCGACCACAGCTAGGTTCATAGGTACTTGAACAGCGTAGGTCACGTAATCGAGTTATTCATTTTTTGGAGTTCGGCAGAATGCTGGGATGCAGGGACTTTCTCATCGAAAGCCTGTAGGGACTTTTGCGGGGATTCGTCAAACACGGTTAGTCACGGTACGGCATCGATTGCAGTGGGCGCCGTTCCAAGGGACTGTTCCGTATAGCTTTTCAGCGCCCCTGCAAGCATGGGGTGCTAGGGGGCGAGTGTTCGAATCACTCCGTCCCGACCATATTTTCTGTGTAAAATCAGATGCTTAAGCCGATCATCTAGATCGGCTTTTTTGTGCCTGCGCAAAACCCGCGCAAATTCTCTATTTTTCACGCCTGCTTCCTCTTCAGAATTGACGCCCCCAAGTTCGCTCCGTTGGCTCTATCGAATACGAGCCTATTGCGTCGGTGTCGAACTGGACGACATGTGGAAAATCTACGGCGGAAAGGAAGGCGCCACGGAAG